TAGCTTTATTAACTAATGCTAATAATTCATTACTTACTGTTAGTTTTTTATTTTGTTTTTTAGTCATAATTCACTCCTATATTAAAGGGTAGCTATAAACTACCCTTATTTATTATTAAAGGTTGTTAGCTTCATTATATCCAATAACAAAGCCTAATAATTCCTCTTTGCTATTAAATCTTTTTAAATCTCTACAATATTGATTATATCCAACATTAATAGAATAGGTATTAAAACAAATTCCATTTTCTTTTATTTCTTTTTTATCTATGTAAGGATAACCATTTTCTATTATATGTTTAGTAAATTTTGCACATTGATTTGCATAATAATATTTATTATCGCCTTGCAATCTGAAATTAATATTCTTTTTATTTTCTTTAAATCTTTTTTCATTTTCTAAATGATATTTATTAGTTCTAGTTTCTATATCTTTTATTATTTCTATTGTATTAGTATCCATTTTCTTTTCACTCCTTATTTAATTTACAATCGCCTTAATTGACGATATATATTCATTATGCATATATATAAAAGGTTGTCTACTTTTATTTTCAATTTGCATATTATTTATTTTAAGAGTATAAGATTATAACAGTAAACAAGGGAAAAATAATCATGCAAATATTAAAAGAAATCTTAAAAGAAAATAAAATAAATCAAGTACAATTAGCTAATGATTTAAATATTTCTGTTTCATTGCTATCTAATATAATGAATAATAAAAGGAATATATCTGTGAACTTGGCAAACAAATTGCACAAAAAATATAATATAGATTATGCCATTCTATTATCTAGGAGTGATGCCAATGAGTAAAGAAAGTAATATCTGGTATCCAATGTATGCCAATGAATTTATTTCCCATACTACGCATTTAAGTAATACAAGTTTAGGATGTTATATTAAATTATTAAACATCTGTTTCTTGCAAAAAGATTGTTATTTACAAGTAAGAAATTTACATAAAATATGCGGATACTCAAACGGTAAAAAGTGGCAATTAATCTGGGAGAATGATCTAGAAGAACTATTCATATATAATAATGATAAAACAAAGGTAACTAATAAAAGACTATTAGAAGAGTTTAATAAAATTAAAGAGTTGAGAATTCGAAGACAAGCAAGTTCAAAAGTTGCAAATGAAGTGAGATGGAAGAACCACAAGAAACATACACTCCGTCAAGGTATCCGAAACGGATCTGATTCATCTCCCCATTTAGAGTTACATACAGATAATATATATATAGATAAATATAGTTCTTTAAGTGAAGAAGAAAGAAAAGAAAAGGAAAGATTAAAGTTTAATGCAGATATGATTAATAATAATATATGATTGGTGATATATTAAAGAGGTGTTACTTCCTCTATAAAAAAGAACCCCATATAATAACGTGGCATATCTTTTAATAACATGGCATAGGGTAATGCCTATCAATAGGAGCTAGCGTTCAATGGTGGTGCATTTAAATCAGTTTATAAGCATAAATAAACCTAAACTTAGTTCTAGTTTATTATATATTGGTATAGGTAGACTAAGAGAAGGTACTTCTAATCTTTTTTGATTTGTATTTTTTTTTCTGAGCCGACTAGGGGGTGGCAGTAGTGGTGGGCATAAAGTAATACTACTCACACTTCTCCTGTAAACTTTTTTAAAATAATAATTTGTGGTGTGTAACTTGACGAAGGTATAAATATAAATATATTATAAAAAAAACAAAAAGGTTTTTGTATGGAGATCAAGGTAAGAAAAGATTTAGGTGGTCGCCCTAATTTTAAACCGACCCCAGAGCAAGAGAAGGTATGTTCGTTGGGAGTAGGGTTTGGATTAACCCATGAGCAGATAGGCAAGTTAGTGGGGTGTAGTGCTAAGACATTACGGAAACATTTTCAACACGCATTAGAAACTGGCAAGGAAAGATTGACTATGGATATAGGTAGTCAGTTGTATAAGAAAGCTATGAATGGTGATACGATATCGGCTATATTTTTAGCAAAGACTAAAGGGGGATTTCAAGAGAAGGTGGAGCATGAGGGAATACCTAATCAGATTAGTGTAAGTTTTTCATTAGACCCACCGAAGGAAATGAAGGTAGTGGAGGAAGTGCAACATGAAGAAAATTCATAAAAGTCCAAGTGGTGGGTTATCGGCTAAAGGTAGAGCGCATTTAAATAGAACTACTGGTAGTAATTTAAAAGCTCCGTTAAACAAAGGAACAAATCCGAGAAGGGTATCGTTTGCAGCACGCTTTGGTGGTATGAAAGGACCAATGAAAGATGCAAAAGGTAATCCTACTCGTAAAGCGTTAGCTTTAAAAAAATGGGGATTTAGAAATGCAGAGTCTGCTAGAAACTTTGCAAACAGACATAAAAAATCTTAGGGAGGGTAATATGGCAAGACGTGGATTATATGCAAATATAAATGCTAGAAGAAAAAAAGGAATAAGTAGACCTAAAAGTAAATCTACTGTATCGCCTAAAGCGTATGCTAGTATGAAAAGAGGGTTTAAGAAAAAAGCGTAAATGCACATTACAATACCCTATACGCCTAGACCATTACAGGCAAAACTACATCAGAATAATAAAAGATTTAAAATCTGTGTATCGCATAGACGTTGGGGAAAGTCTGTGTATGCTGTTACCGAATTATTACGTAAAGCATTAGAATTAAAAACAGAACGTAGTGATGGACGTTATGCGTATATTGCTCCGTATTACCGACAAGCAAAAGCTGTAGCTTGGGATTATCTTGTATATTATACAAAAGGCATTCCTGGTACTAAAATTAATCAATCAGAACTCAGAGTAGATTTATTAAATGGTAGTCGTATTCGTTTATACGGAGCTGGTGATGATCCAGATGCGTTGCGTGGTATATATCTTGATGGTGTAATACTAGATGAATATGCGGATATGAGTCCAAGAGTATGGTCAGAAGTTGTTAGACCAGCATTAGTGGATAGAAAAGGGTGGGCTATATTTATTGGTACACCTAAAGGACGTAATCAGTTTTGGCGATTATACGAAGATTCTAAACATGACCCTGATTGGTATAGAGTTATATACCGAGCATCAGAAACACAAGTTGTAGACCCTAAAGAATTAGAAGCTGCTAAACAACAAATGGGTGAAGATGAATATATGCAAGAGTTTGAATGTAGTTGGGCAGCAGCTATCAAAGGTGCATATTATGGTAATCTGGTTATAGAAGCAGAGCAAGAAGGTAGAATAACAAAAGTAGAATATGATGAATCTTTACCTGTGCATGTTGCATGGGATTTAGGTATATCTGATAGTTGTGCTTTATGGTTTTTTCAAGTTACTATGGGTGAAATAAGAATAATTGATTATTATGAAAGTGGCGGAGTAGGTTTAGATCATTACGTTAAAATGATGGAAGAATTGCCTTATAGCTATTGGGGAGATGATTATTTACCACATGATGCTAAAGTTAGAGAATTAGGCACAGGTAGAACAAGAGCAGAAACATTATTAAACATGGGTAGAAAACCACGCATAGTTCCTAGCCATAAAGTTGATGATGGTATTAATGCAGCACGATTATTATTACAACATTGCTATTTTGACCAAGAAAAATGCGAAGATGGATTAAATGCGTTAAGAAATTATCAAAGAGAATGGGACGATATAAAACGAGTTTTTAAAAGAACGCCTTTACATAATTGGGCATCACACGCAAGCGATAGCTTTAGATATTTAGCTATGGCATATAAAAATATTAAACCAAAACCAAAAGAAATTGACCCATTAGAAAATTTATATAAACAACCAACGCTTGACGAAATGGTTGAAATGCACTTAAAATCAGAGAAAAATAAAGGTCAACCAAGAATATAATGACAAAATATGAAAAATATGATGGTAATTATAAAAAAATGGATTATACTTTTTATCAAATGTCAAATAAAAAAGATAAAATAAAAGTAATTAGGAAAAAAGCTAATGGCAAGCGAAGAAACAAGGTCTAAATTAGAATTAGAACAAGGTACTGCTCAATATTGGCATATAGAATTAAACAATGCTGATAAAACAGAAGAAGATTGGCGTAGGAGAGGTAGAAAAGTAATAGAACGCTACAGAGATGAACGTAATGTAGATACTTATGGTATGGGTTCTGAAAAAAAATTTAATATTTTATGGGCAAATACAGAAACTTTAAAAGGTGCATTATTTGCTAAAATGGCAAAACCTGATGTAAGAAGAAGGTTTCCAGACAATAATCCAGTAACTAAAAATATTGCTAGAGTTTTAGAAAGAACATTAGCTTATGCTAATGATGTATATAATGCTAATAAACCTATAGAATCAGCATTAGAAGATTATTTATTGCCGGGACGTGGTGTTGTATGGGTAGTGTATGACCCAGTATTTGTAAAAGAAATGGTACAAATGGAACAAATCAACGAAATGGGCGAAAGAGTTATCATTGAAGTTGAAGAAGAAAGAGTAGCAGAACAACGCTGTTATTTTGATTATGTTCATTGGGAAGATTACAGAGAAAATCCAGCAAAAAGACCAGAAGATGTAAGTTGGAAAGCCAGAAGGCATTTATGGACAAGAGATGAATTAAAAGATAAAGGTTTTTCTAATGTAGAAGATATACCATTAGATTGGTCGCCTGATTCTGACGAAGAAAATTATGAAGCAGAAGAAGTATTTAAAAGAGCAGAAGTCTGGGAAATATGGGACAGAGTAAAATACAAAAGATATTATGTAGCTAGAAATTACGATAAAATTTTAAGAGTAGATGATGACCCTTATGAATTACAAGATTTCTTTCCTACTCCTACACCTATGATAGCTGTCAGAACTAATGATACTAGTGTTCCAATTCCAGAGTTTACATTGTATCAAGACCAAGCAGAAGAACTAGACAGAGTTACAACTAGAATATCAAATCTTATTGAAGGATTAAAAAGGCGTGGCGTATATGACGCAAGTGTGCCTGAATTATCACACTTAGCTAACGCAGGAGATAATGATTTTATACCATCAGAAAACTTTAGTTTATTAGCACAAAAAGGCGGATTAGCAGGAGTGTTTCAACAAGAGGATATATCTCCAATAGGTATAGTATTACAAGGATTGTACCAACAAAGAACACAAATATTAGAAATAATATACGAGGTTACTGGTATATCAGATTTATTAAGAGGTAATACAAAAGCTAGTGAAACAGCTACTGCACAACAATTAAAAGCACAATTTGGTAGTATGCGTATGCGTAAAAGACAAGAAGAAATAGAACGCTATATTAGAGATTTATTTAGAATAAAAGCTGAAATAGTAGCAGAACATTACGAACCAGAAATATTACAGGCAATTACAAATATACAGGTAACACCTGAAATGATACAAATTATGCGTGATGACAAGTTAAGAGAATATAATATTGATGTAGAAACAGATTCTACTGTATTTGCTGATGAAAATGCAGAAAAACAAACTAGAATAGAGTTTTTACAAGCTATGGGCGGTTATTTAGAAAAAGCAATAGCTATATCAAATGCTAATCCTATGTTAACACCTATAGCTTTTCAATCATTAAGATTTTTAGTAGGGGCATGGAAAGTTGGCAGAGAATTTGAAGAAATTATAGATCAAACTGAACAACAAATAATGCAACAAATGCAACAAGCAATGCAAGCACCACCACAACCTAGTGAAGCAGAAAAAATAGCACAAGCTAGAATACAAGGTGAGTTAATGCGTGAAAAAATGAAACAAGAAGGTAAATTAGCTGATATTCAAGCAAAATCTGGTGCAGAAATGACTAAAATACAGTCTGAAGCAGAACTTTCAAGAGAAAGAAACGCATTAAAAGAAGATTTAGCATTATTAAATACAGACGTTAAATTAGCAGAAAAGGCTATGGAATGAGTTATTTAAAAAATTATGACAATATAAATTGGTCAGGTGGTAAAGAATACCAAAATAAAAATAAACGTAGACGTGGTAAATCTTTACAAGTAATGTCTGATATAGAAGAATTTGTTAGTCCTGTCGATAAATCTGTAATAGGTAGTCGTTCAGCACTAAGAAATCATGAAAGGCGACATGGTATTCGCCAAATTGGTAACGATTGGTCAGGTTGTGAACGCACAGGTAGTGCAAAACCTGATAATTGGCAACAATAAGAAAGGTATAACATGGCAGAAGAAAGCACTCCTGAAATACAGGAATCAGCAAATGAGCCAATGAGCTTAGATGCTGTATTGGAAAGTTCAATCGGTGAAGCTCTAAAAGAACCTGAAGTATCAGAAGATAATCCTGTTGAAGAAACGCAACAAGATACTATTGAAGATATTACAGTACCAGAACAACAAGAAACTTCTCCTGAAAATGACGAAGATGACTCTGACAACTTGGATCAATTAGCTACTGAACAAGAAGATGACCAATCAGATTCGGAAGATTCAGAAGAAAACCCTGACAATGTAGAAGCATCTAAAAATTCTACGGAATCCAAATTAGAAGCTCCTAAAAATTGGTCAGATGATGTAAAAAAGGTGTTTGACACTTTACCTCGTGAATCACAAGAATTTATGATAAAACGTGATAAAGAAATGACATCTGATTACACTAAAAAGACACAAGATTTAGCGGAACAACGCAAAAACATTGAAGCATTAGATAAAGTTTTACAGCCAGCTAGACAAAATATTCAAGCAACTGGGATAGGTGAAGCAGAATATATATCTCGGTTACTTAATGCAGACCAAGCCCTGAGAACAAATCCAAAAATGGCACTTCGACAACTTGCACAAGGTTACGGAATAAATCTGTCGTCCTTAGAAGATGAGAGTGAGTCTTGGAATGATCCAGACCCACAATACGCCCAATTATTGCAACAAAATCAGCAAATTATGGCAGAACTCAATCAATTTAAACAACAAAATATGCAATCAACAGTTGCACAAACAGAACAAACAGTAGAGCAATTTTCAACTAAAACTGATGCTAATGGTAATTTATTACACCCACATTTTGACAAAGTAAGAGTTAAAATGGGTAATTTAATAGATGCTGGAGAAGCAAAAGGATTAGATGATGCTTATGCTAAAGCTGTTAGACTTGATGATGATTTATATGCAGAAGCACTTAAAGCATCTCAACTATCAATAAAAAAACAAGAGGATTCTAAAAGAAAAAAAGCAGTTGAAAAAGCTAGAAAAGTAAAACCTTCTGCTTCTGCTAATCCTCCTAAAGGTTCTGTAAAAGCATCTGATTTGGATAGTTTGCTTATGACAAATATTGAAGGAGCTGGATTTGGTGCTTAGTTGTAGGGTTTTAACTTTTAAATAGGGAGCAGATAATGGCATCTCCAAATAGTACATTTACAGATATTGTTACCACTACTCTTGCTAATTACAGCAGGACAATGGCAGACAATATCACAAACAATAATGCGTTGCTTAAATCAATAAGTGAAAAAGGCAACAAAATTGTATCAGGTGGTAGAACTATTGTGCAAGAATTAGAATATGCAACAAATAGTACTGCAAAATGGTATAGTGGCTATGAAGTATTAGATACTTCAACAAGTAGTGTTTTTACAGCAGCCGAGTTTAATTATAAACAATTAGCTGGTAATGTTGTAATTTCTGGACTAGAGCAAGTAGAAAACTCTGGTAAAGAACAAGTATTTAACCTACTTAAATCAAGAGTGAAAAATCTTGAAAAAACACTTAAAAATACAATGGCAACTTCATTGTATGCAGACGGAACAGGAACTAATGGTAAAGACTTAGGTGGTCTACAACTTACAGTTGCAGATACTCCTACTAATACTGTTGGTGGTATTAATGCTAGTACATATTCTTTCTGGCAAAATCAAGTGTATGATTTTTCAACTTCAGCAGGTGGAAACGCATCAGCAACTAATATACAATCAGGTATGAATACTGCATGGTTATCAACAATCAGAGGAGCAGACAAACCTGACTGCATAGTTGCAGATAGCACTTATTTCCAATTCTATTGGGCATCACTACAAACTAATCAAAGGTTTACAAGTGATGATAGTGCAAGTGCTGGTTTTATGAACTTAATGTTTATGAACGCACCTGTTTATTATGACGATCAATGTCCTTCCGCACATATGTATATGTTGAATACGGACTATTTATTCCTTCGTCCAGCTAAAGGCAGAGAATTTACTCCTTTAGGTGAGAAGGCTTCTGTAAACCAAGACGCAATGGTATTGCCAGTAGTTTGGGCAGGTAACATGACTGTTTCAAATCGTGCAAGACAATGTGTTCTTAAAAACTAATTAGAAGGGAATACTATTATGTCTTACATTATAGGAATGGACTTAAGCGAAGTAAGTGATACTCCAACATTCAATCTTGGTCAAAAAGGTATGAATGATGATGGTAATACTTACAAATATGTTCAATATGATACTGGTGCAGGAAGTGTTGCAGCAGTAAGTGGACAAGTAGCTTATTATTATGCACCATCTGGTGCTTCTGCTGGTGCAGTAAATGTTTGCACTAGTGATTTATCTGACTCAAATGAGGTAGGTGCTGGTGTTTTACAATCTGCTCCAACAGACGGACAATATTGTTGGATTCAGATAGGTGGAACAACAACCCTATCTATTGCTTTAACAGCAGGTGCTGATGGTGATCCACTAACAGCAACAGGTGCTACTGATGGTACATTAGATGTAACAGCAGCAGCAACTTCTCCTGTCTGTGCCTTTGCAATAGACGCATCAGCTAAAATTATAGCTTGTGCCTTTCCTGGGTAATTAACTAAGGTGGGGGGATTAAATTCCCCCTACCATTAAAAAGGAGAATAAGATGTCAAATTTAAGAGCTAATTTTTTTAAATCAGAAGATGGTATAGATATGGTTGAATTATCAATTATAGGTGATCCTAATTCTGTAATACACAAAGTAGAATCAAGAGCAGAAGAATTTGAAAAAAATTTTCCAAGAGAATGGTCAGAATTTTATAAAGATAAAAGAATAAAAGTTAAAAAAGAAACAAATTTAGATGTTTTAGAATGTATGAATAAAAAGAAAATAGACGTTTTAAAATTAGAAGGAATTACATCAGTAGAACAATTAGCAGCATTATCTGATGGTGCTTGTCATGGTTTAGGCAAAGGCACTATAGATTATAGAAAAGAAGCTAAAGAATTTCTTATGGATAAACATGATATTAAACCATTACAGGTAGTTGGCTCATGACATTATTAACAATATGCCAAGATGCAGCAAATGAAATTGGAGTTCCATCTCCAAATGCTGTAATTGGTTCAACAGATACAACAGTTATACAATTATTGGCAGCAGCCAATCGAGAAGGAAGAAATTTAGTTTCTGGATATGATTGGGAAGTATTAATTAAAGAAGAAGCACATTCTGCAATAGCTAATGAAAGTCAAGGAACTATGGCTTCTATTGCTAGTGATTTTGAAAGATTTAGTAATAATACTATGTGGAATAGAACTACAGATAGAAAGTTTTATGGACCATTAAACAATACAGAATGGCAAAGATTAAAAGCATCAGTACAAAGTGGCGTAACTAACTATTTTAGAATAAGAGGTGGGTATTTATTAATGAATCCAGTACCTACAGTAAATGATTCTATTTATTTTGAGTATATTTCTAAATGGTGGGTAGATACTACAGGTAATGGTGTAGCAAATGCAGAAAAATTTGCAGCCGATAGTAATACTACAGTATTAGATGAAGATATAATAACATTAGGTGTTATATGGAGATTTTTAAAACAAAAAGGGTTGCCTTATGAAAATCAATTACAAGAATATACGTTAAAAGTATTTGAAAAACAAGCTAAAGATGGTGCTAAACCGATATTAAGAATGTCTGGTAATACTAGATTATTTTTACCAGTAAATGAACCAGAAGGGAACTTTACTTTATAATGCCAGTTAAAAAAACAAAAGGCGGATATAAATTTGGTAATAAAGGTAAAACGTATAAAACCAAATCTAAAGCTACTGCACAAGGGCGTGCAATCTATGCTTCAGGTTATGGTAAAACAAATAAAGGTAAAAAATAATGGCTTTTATAGATGACCAATTAAATAAATTATTTGGAGCAACACCAGAATCAGGTAGTTTTAATGATATAGCTCAAAGTTTATTAAATAAAAGATATGACCCTGAAGGCAGTTTAATGGCTAGAGTTTTACAAGAAGCTCCTGCGCCTAATATGGCACAAATAGGAGAAAATTTACAAGTTGACCCAATGGGCGATCCTAATAAAGCTCCTCCTAATCCAGTAGTTAGACAAGAAGTAGAAGAAACACCATTTGTTCCATCTAATTATGCAATGTCTACACCATCACAAATGGCAATGCCTACATATACTGTACCAAATAAAGAAGTAGGTATGGTAGGTGGCGAAGCAAATATGTATGGTAGACAAAGAATGATGTTAAACGATCAAACTGAAGATGAAGAAATGGCAATGTTAATACAAGCATTAAGGAATAGAGGGTAAATGGACGAAACATTAAAAATGCTTGCAGAGTTTTTAAAAAACGTAAAGTTAGATAATACTAAAGTTAATATCTATAGAGGAGAGCCTAAACCTGAATTTTTACCTAAAGATAAACTAAATAAAGATACTGGTAGATGGTTTACTGTTGACAAAAAATATGCACAACAATTTGCAAATAAACCTAATAATCATTTAATAAAAGAAGAAATTAAAGTTAAAAATTTAGCAAAAGCATCTGGAGATCAATTAAAATCTAATTTAATGGAAAGAAAAGGAACTTTAACAGGAAATGCTTTAAAAAATGCAGAATTATCTTACAAAGCTAATAAAAAATTAATAAAACCAAGAATAAGAGCTAATATTAGTAGTGGTAAATCTATAGAAAATATGCCTGAATTAAAAGAATTTAAATTTGATAGAAAATTAATACCTTCAGTTTTAAGTAAAGTTTTACGTTATGGTTCAGGAAGTGTTGGAGCTCTTTCAGGAATGTTTTATGAACCAGGAAATATAATGTCAGAAGAAGAAGAAATGAAAATGTTAAATCAATATGTAGGAAATAATTAATGGTATTTCAACCAACAGGAGAAAGTACAACAGTTCCAGCACCTATTGGTGGTCTAAACACTAGAGATGCACCTGATATGATGGAACAGTCTGACGCAATACGTTTAGATAATTTTTTTCCTGGTAGTACAGATGTATCATTAAGAAATGGTTATACAAGCCATGCAACAGGTCTACCTAATACAGTACAATCATTGATGGCATATTCTTCTGGTGCTACAAATAAATTATTTGCAGCTAGTGGTTCAGCTATTTATGATGTTACAAGTTCTGGTTCTGTAGGTAGTGCTGTAGTTACATCATTGAGCAACTCGCAATTCCAACATGTTAATTTTACAATATCTGGTGGTGGATTTTTATTTATAGTAAATGGAGCAGATGCACCTAGACATTACAATGGTAGTACGTGGGCAACACCATCATTAAGTGGCGTTACTGGTTCTACAATTAATAATGTTACAGTATTTAAAGAAAGATTATTTTTCTGTATTAATAATTCATTAAGTTTTGGCTATTTACCAATAAATAATGTAGCTGGTACTGTATCTACTTTTAATTTAGGTAGTATATTTAACATGGGTGGTTTTATACAAGCTATAGGACAATGGACAAGAGATGGCGGTAGTGGTCCAGATGATTATATTGTATTTATAACTAATCATGGAGAAGCAGCAATATATTCTGGTTCAGACCCATCAGATGCTACAAAATGGAGTTTAGTTGGTACATTTAAATTACCTAGACCAATAGGTAAAAGATGTTTTATTAATGTAAATTCAGATTTAGTATTAATATCAGAGCAAGGTTTTATGCCTTTATCGCAAACATTAGTAACTGGAGAAAATTCACCTGCTAAGGCTATATCTGATAAAATAAGTGGTAGTATATTACAATCAGTAAATAGTTTTTCAGGAACTTTTGGTTGGCAAGCTATTATATATCCTAAAGGACAATATGGTTTATTTAATGTTCCTACGTCTACAGTAGGAGATTTTGACCAATATGTTGTTAATGTAAGTACAGGTGCATGGGGTAGATTTACAGGTCAAAATGCGTATTGTTGGGAATTATTAAACGGAGAATTATATTTTGGTGAAAATACTAAAGTATTTAAAGCAGATGATGGCGATAGTGATGATAATTCAGCAATACAAGGAGATGCTAAAACAGCATTTATATATTATGGTGGCAGAGGTTCGCCAAAAAGATTTACAGCTATAAGACCAGTTATGGGTAGTAATGCTGATTTACCAGTTAGTATTGGTTTTGACGTAGATTTTAATGATGGTACAAGTGTATATACTCCTAGTTCTGCTACTACTACAGGTTCAGAATGGGACACAGCAACATGGGACGAAGCTACATGGGGTGGTACAGTACAAACACAAAAAGTATGGAGAAGTGTTGCTGATATTGGTTGGAATGCAGCAATAAGAATAAGAACAAGTACAACTGCACAATCTATTAAATGGCACGCAACAGATGTATATTTTGAAAGAGGGCGTGGTTTATAATGTATATAACAGATAAAATATGGGAACAATTATTTCCAACAATAGAAAAAGGACAAGAATTTATAACTAGAGAAGATTTAGAAAAAGGTATTAAAAATAATACTTATCAATTATTTAAAGATGATAATTGTTCTCTTGTAACTGCAAGTCATTTAGATATTTTAAGAATAGGAATTGCAGGAGGAAATTTACAATCAATAATTAAAATTACGGAAAAAGTTGAAAAATATGCAAAAAAACGTAATTATAAAAATATTGAAATTGTTGGTCGTGCAGGTTGGGAAAAACTTTTAAACGGATATAAAAAACAAGAAGTAATTTTAAGAAAGGAATTATAATGAAATTTGTAAGCAATTTATTTAGCCCACCTAAACCACCACCAGCTCCAGATTATACAGGGGCAGCACAAGCACAAGGTGCAGCTAATGTAGAAACAGCACGATTAGAAGGTCGTATGAATAGACCTGATGTATTTACGCCTTATGACCAAACAGTTGTAACAGATATAGGTGATGATAGATTTAGAATGGATTATACTTTGCGACCTGAATATGAATCGCAAAGAGCTAAACAAGCACAAATAGGCGGACAATATTTAGATGTAGCAGGACAAAGATTAGGAGAATTGCCTTCTGGACAGTTTGATTTAGGAGCATTGCCAACATTTCAAGGAGGTATAGATACAACAGGATTTACACCTTTAGCAAGTACAGATAATTTAACTGATTATGCTAATAGAAGCGAAAAAGCGTATTATGATAGAGCTTTTAATCGTATTCAACCTGGTCAACAAATGGAAAAAACAGCTTTACATACAGATTTAATTAATTCTGGCTTACCAGTAGGCTCTACTGCATATAATGATGCTATGAGTCGATTAGAAATGACACATGCAGACCAATTATCAGGGTTAGCACAATCAGCTATTGCAGAAGGACAGCGTATGCGTCAAGGATTAGCAGGAGAAGCACAATCTATGCGTCAATCACAATTAGCAGAAGCAAGTATGATAAGAGAAATGCAAAATCAAGCAAGAGCTCAAGCTATGGCAGATACATTATTACAAAGACGTTTACCAATGGAAGAATTAGCAACATTAACTGGTTCACCAAGTGTTGGTTCTGCTGGTTTAGGTACAGCTACTACTGGATTAAATGTACCAGGAACAAGTATTGCACCACCACCAATTATGCAAGGAGCAATAGCTCAAGGAACAGATGCAGCTAATAGGTACGGACAGCAAATGGCAGGTTATGGTGCTCAAATGAACGCTATAGGTAATATAGCTGGTAGTGCTATAGCGGCTTCTGATAAAACATTAAAAGAAAATATAGTTAAAGTAGGACAATCCCCATCAGGATTTAATATTTATGAATGGAATTACTTATGGAGTCCAGAACGCTTTAGAGGTGTAATAGCTCAAGAAGTTCAAAAAGTTAAACCAAAAGCTGTATTATCTAATATCTTTGGTTATTTAATGGTTGATTATAATAAACTAGATGTAAATATGGAAAGAATCTAATGGCAGTATTAAAAGCACCAGTTAGACAACAATCATATCTAACAGAGTATGATAAATTATTAGCTGAACAATTAAGACAAATGAGTGGTAGTATTGGTGCTAGAGATATAGCAGCAGAGTCTTATGGTGGTAAATTTCCAGTAGGAACTATGACTGCTAAAATATTAGGTAGTGTATTAGCTAGAGCTGCTGATAAAAGAGCTATGAATAGAGAAGAACAAGCTAAAGAATCTTATAGTAGAGCTTTTGAAATAGCAAAGGCTATGGAAAGAGGTAATAATTTATCTACAACAGGTATGAGTGTAAGTCCTGAAGGTAATTTAGAAATATTGCCAACTAATGTAGAAGGTGGTGGAGTGTCTACATTTACTAGACCAGAAACTTATGGAGAAACATTAAAAAACTATAAATCAAGCGGAATAGCAGACGAACAATTTTTTGAAGATAGAGAAAAAATTTTAGCAGAAGAGTCATTAGCCGCACAATTTGCTAGAGATAATCCAAATAAATTAACAGGAAGAAGAGTGCCAGGTGTAGAAGCTACAACAGAAGCACCATTAGGCATACCATACGCACCACAAAATGTAGCTTTAACAGTAGGACAAGAAATACCAGAAGATAAATCTGCAATAAGTAAGTTTCTAAGTGGCACATTACCACAAAAAGTTTTACCAACTAATGCAGAACAAGCATTATCTCAAGCATTAAGAGGTGCTGATGTAAATGAATTAGAATTTAGAGATTATATGCAAAATAGAAGAATACAAAATAGAGCTTTAGAATTAGAAGAACAAAAAAACAAAATTGGTAAAATTACTTTTACTAAACCTGAACAACAAAATGTAACTACTATTTTACAAGATGGAACACAATCTACAGATATTGCAACTTTAAGATACAAAACAACAGTAGATGGTTTAGGTAATACTAATCAAATTTTACAAATTAGAGATAATGAAACTGGAAAATTTAGAGAAGCTTATCCTAATGAAAGAATTGGGCAAACTTTAAAAGAAAATAATATAAACGAAAAAAATTATATTTATCAAGGAATAGAACCAATAAAATATAAAGATAGTAAAACTGGAGAAATAAAAACTATATATCGAAATCAAACAATACCTTTTGATAAACAAAATCCAACAGATGTAAGTTTATTAAATTTATTAGACGAAAATCCAACCTTATTTAGAATTGGAAGTATGTATTCTAATTCTAATTTAGAAAATGTAAAACCTTTAGCATTATCTTCTAATTTAACAGAAAAAATAGGGACTATAGGCAATTCTAAACTCCGAACTATAGATGGCAGATTAGAACAAGTAATACTATTAGACGAAGATATTAAAGATAATAATGGTGAAATAATAGTGCATGCAGGAACATATAATAATATAGATAATTTAGATACATTTAATATTATTAAAAATGTAGCAGAAGGAACATCAGTTTCAGAAAGAACTACAGATAAAAAAATAATGTTAAAAAATAATACACAAATGACTAATTTATCAGAAAAATTACAACAAAAAAGAAGTTCTTTAGCAGGTATGTATAGATTAATTAAAAAAATAGATAATTCAGATATTGGTTTTAATAGATTTTTTGATGAATTTAAAGCTGGATATAATACTTTAATACAAGGCGGATTAACTCCAGAAGAAATAGCTTTAAAAGCAGCTAAAGGAGAAACTCAAGGATTAATAGGAGCTTTAAGAATAGATGTTTTAGGACCAGGCGTAGTTACAGAACAAGATGCTTTAAGGTTATTATCTTTTGTTGGAGGACAAGCTGGAGCATTTGATAGTGTAGCAGTATTTAGAGAACAAATTAAAGGAATATTAGATCAACAAGAACAAAGTTTTTTAGAAGATTATGAAGTATATACAAATCTACAAAATGAAAATGAAGAATTATATCAATATACGCCAAATATAAAAGACGTTACTAAAACATTTGAAACTAGAGCTTTTTTTGATGATACTGTTATACCTGATTTATCTTCTGGCTCTATTAAAACAGCAAAACCAAATAGCGTTATATGGAATAGGTTAGCTAAATTAATAGAAGAAAATCCTGATACTTATCAAAATATGATAACATCATTACAACTGCAAGCATTACAGGAGATGTTAAAACAATGACTTTAACAAAAGATGAATTACAAAAATTAAAATTAGGAGCTTCTAACGCAGTTGATAATAATAAATTTATACAAAGAGTAGATGGTGGAGTAAAATTAAATATACCAGTACCAGGTGTTTTTGGGCAAGGGTCTATACCAATTAATTTAACTGGAAAATCAGCAAAAGATGTAAGCAGACAAGTAGCTCAAGGCATATCATTAGGAACAGCAGATGAAATAGAATCGTATGTTCGTTCTTTAGCAGGTCAAGATAGAAATGAAGCATTAGATCAAATAAGAACAGAAATAAAAACGTTTCAACAAAATAATCCTGGTGTTGCGTTATCTTCAGAAATAATAGGAGGTGCTTTAACAGGAGGATTAGGGTTAGGTAAAACAGCAGTAAGAACATTTTTAAAAAGTACAGGCTTAGGTGGTGTTTACTCAGCAGGTAAAGCAGAACCAGATAAAGATGCTACATTTAAAGAAGCAATAGAAGAAAGAGCTAAAGAAGGAGCTATAGGAGCAGCTATAACTGCACCATTTGCTGTAGCAGGAAGTGCTTTACAAGCTAGTCCAGTATCAGAAAAATTATTAAAAGAAGGTGTTAAATTAAGTCCTGCACAAATAGTAGGTTCTGGAGCTTCTTCTTTAGAAAGAATACAAGCAGTTACTCCATTTTTAGGTAGAGGAGCTAGAAGGGCAAGAGAGGAAAGTGTTATATCTTTTAGTAGAACTTCTGCTAATCAAATTTTAAATAAAATAAATAAAGCTACTGGTTTAAACATAAAGCCAATTAAAAACAATCAAAATGCACAAGAAGGCACAGTAATATTAAATAAAGCTATAAATGTAGCTTATGATAGAACTATTAGACCTTTAAAAATAAATAAAAAAGAAACTAATATAGAAAATAATATTGCAAATATTATAGAAAATAATTTGTCTGATGTTACAGATGTAAGAGCAATTACTAAAATTATAAACAAAGATATTTTTAATAAATTTATAAAAAAAAATGGTGAAGAAATATTAACAGGAAGAAATTTAAAAAATGCTCATAGTAAAATTAGAAATATTCTTAATAGAGAAAAAAGAAAACCTATTACAAATGATGAAAAAATAGATGCTTTAGAGTTAATAAAAAAAGAATTAGATAATTCTATTAGAATTTCTAGTAATCCTAAAGATTATGCTAAATATGTAGAATTAGATAAAGTTTATCCTGATTATTTAACATATAAAGGAGCATCAATAAAAAGCCAAAAAGATACTATAGAAAAAGCAGGTGAAATTGTATCTGGAACTGTAACTCCAGATAGATTAATAGATGAAGGTATAGCAGTAGCAAGAAAAAGAGGAAAAGATAGAATGATATCAGAAGGAAAATTTCCTATGTCTAATATTTCACAAACAGCAAAACCTATTTTAAGATCAACTACATTACAAGAGGAATTAGCACCATTTTATACTTTAGGAGGGCAAGCTTTTTTATTAGCAGGAGGTTTATCTCAAGCTCCAACTGCTACAGGTATAACAGCAGGCACATTAGCAACATTATATGGAACTTCTGGAGGAAGAAAATTATTATCAGAAATTTTAAAAAGAAATATAGCTCCTAGATTTACGCCATTTGCAGGAGCAGAATTAAATGAAAGAATAAGAAATTAGTAGAAATTAATTTAAAAATAAGTAGTATTATAACAAAGACAAATAAAGGAGAAGAATAATGGGTTGGTCAGGTGGTACATTTACAAGAACAAATGGCACACATACAGGCACATCAGTATGGCAACAAGATAGAGATGCTGGTACTAAGATTGTTGCTGATAGACATGATACTAATGATAATGACTTAGCAACTGGTATTAATTCTTGTATTAACAAAGACGGATCAAATGCTTTTACAGGAGCTGCCGATTTAGGTAGTCAAAGGATAACAGCATTAGCAGATGGTACAGCACATACAGATGGCGTAAATGCTGGTCAGGTACAAGATGGTGGATTAATATTCCAAGCTACAGATAGTGGTAGTGCAAATACTTATGCTATAGCATTAACACCAGCAGTAACAGGATATGTTGCAGGACAAGTTTTTCACTTTAAAGCAGCAAATGCTTCGTCTGGTGCATCTACATTAAATGTTAATGGATTAGGTGCTAAAAATATTAAAAAGAAAAACGATCAAGATATTGCAGCAGGTGATATAGAACAAAATGCTATTGTATCTGTAATCTATGATGGTACATCTTTTCAGATGTTATCACAGTTAGGTACTTCAGCAGGGTCTATGAGTTCTTGGACATTATCTGGTGATAGTGGTTCTAATCAAACAATTAATGATGGTAATACAGTAGATATAGCAGGAGGAACTGGTATAGATACAGCAGCAAGTGCTACTGATACTGTAACAATAAGTGTTGATAGTACGATATGTAAGTTAAATACAGCTAATACATGGGCAGCAGCACAACAAGGTCGCACATCAACTGCAAGTGTTACTGGTTCAACAACATTAGATTTTACTTATCAAAACTTTATATTAACGGCTACTGGTAATGTTACATTAGCAAATCCAAGTACGGAAGCAGCAGGTCAATCTGGTATTATAGCTTTAATACAAGATGGTACTGGTAGTAGAACATTAAGTTTAGGAACAGATTATGAAACAGCAGGTGGTAGTGGTTTAACAATATCTACAGCAGCAAATGCAGTTGACATTATACCATACTTTGTTAAAGCATCTGGTTCTATTCAATTAGGAGCACCACAACTTGCATTTGCATAAAGGAAATATAAATGTTTAATAATGAACTCTGGCAAAAACCAACAGGTGGAGCAGGTGGTGATTTCTATAGCCATCAAATAGCTAATAGTGTTCGTATACCAGCAACCAGTAGTACATCATCAAGTAATGGTAGATTAACAAGAACATTTAGTACTGTTGATTCTAACGTACATTTTACTTTAAATTTTTGGATTAAAAGGTCAGCAATAGGTGGAACTAATCCAGTTACAAGTGATAGACCATTAACTTGGTTTACTCCTAGAAATAGTACAAGTGGTTCTGTTTTAATGGAATTTAAGTTTTGTTCTCCTACAGCTGGTAATACAGCAGGTGATTCTCTCATGCTTGTAAACACAAATAGCAATGCTATAGTTTTAAGTACAGATAATTTATTTCGTGATACTTCTGCATGGTACAATATTCATATACAAGGAGATCTTGATAATGGAACAGCTAGTGAAAAATTAAAATTTTTTATTAATGGAACAGAGGCTAGTTATAATACAGATAATAGAGGTTCATATACTTCTTTACCAGGAATTACTGCTGGTGCTTGGACAATAGGAGATTACTATAATTATGGTTATCCTATTCAATGTTATTTTGCACAATGGGCATATGTTGATGGAAGCACATTAGCTCCTACTGTTTTTGCAGAAGAAAAAAATGGAGTTTGGATTCCCAAGGATTTAAGTAGTGGAATTACTTGGGGGAGTGCAGGACATTTATTAATGTTTCAAGATAGTAGTGCTTTAGGAGATGATACAAGTGGCGAAGGAAACGATTGGACAACAGCAAATATAGCAACACACGATCAAATGCTAGACTCTCCAACCTTTAACTCTAGTTCTAATGGTGGTAATTTTGCTACTTATAATCCTTTAAATGCAGGTAGTTATGCAACTTTATCAGAAGGTAATTTAAAAGTTTTAGGCAATACTTCTAGTGATATAGCTATGCCTTCAGGTACTTTTGCTATGACAAGTGGTAAATGGTATTTTGAAAGATTAATAGCAAATGAAAGTTCTGGTTATCCTTATTTAGGATTAGCTGCTATTGGAAATGTGGCATATAATACAAATACAGGAGGAGATATTTGGGCTATGCGTTTTGCTCCTGCTTCTGGAACAGTTGCTGCAAATGGTACTGCTGCTAATGTAGCTGGTTTTGGAACAATAACTGCTACAAGTACAGGTCTTGCTACTGCTACAACAGGAGATATTATAGGTTTTCATTTAGATTTAGATAATCGTAAATGCTGGATTACTAAAAATGGAGCATTTGTTAATTCTGGTGATCCTTCAGCAGGTACTAATCCTCAATGGTCATGGACTGCAACTCCTAATAATCCTATATCATTTATAGATCAAATATATAATGGAACTGGTAGTATATTAAACGCAGGACAAGATGGAACTTTTGCTGGAAACAAAACAGCACAAGGTAATAGTGATGATACAGGCTATGGTAATTTTTATTATGCTCCAGATACAGGATTCTTAGCCATGTGTTCTGGCAATCTACCAACTAACACATCAATATCACCTGCAGAAACTAACGACAATTTTCCACAGAAATTGTTTAATCCTTTAATATGGACAGGTGATGGTACTACTAGTCGTGCTATTACAGGATTAGGATTTCAACCAGATTGGTTGTGGTTTAAAAATAGAAGTAATGCATATTCTCATAGATTATATGATACATCAAGAGGTATAGCATCTAATGGTGGTAAAAGAATATTTGCTAATACAAATGTTGTAGAACTGGACCAAACAAGTGGACAAGATATATCTGCTGTAGGTAGTGATGGTTTCACTACGGGTGCAAGTAGTCAATTATATAATAATGATACTGAGAATGGTGGATTACAGGTTGGTTGGTTTTGGAGAGCTAATGGTGGAACGACAAGTTCTGGTTCTGGAGATTTAACATCAACACATCAAGTAGACCCTAGTGGTGGTTTTAGTATTGTTAAAGCAGTCGGTGATGGAGGTTCTGGAGATAAAACTGTATCTCATGGTTTATCAGCGGCACCTACTTGCATATTAGCTAAAAATAGAAATACAGCTTATAATTGGGATACTTATTGGGCAGAAGGTGTTACTTCTGGATCAGGTATGAGATTAAATACTACTGATGCTCCTCTTACTGGAAGATGGGGTACAATTAATTCTTCTATAATGACTTGTAAAGAAAATTATACTTGGGTAGGTACAGATAATTATATTTATTATTGTTTTACAAATATAGAAGGATACATTAAAGCAGGATCATACGTTGGCAATGGTCAAAGTACAGATAATGCCTTTGTCTTTACTGGATTCAGACCTGCATTTGTATTAACAAAAGGTATTAGAAGTGGAGATGGGTGGAATATCCATGATAATGCAACTTCTCCTTCTAATGTTGCTGATACTGTTCTTCAACCAAATACATCAAGTACAGACCTAAGTAATTATAATATAGACATACTTAGTAATGGCTTTAAAGTACGAGATGGAGACGGAGATTTAGGTTCAAGTGGTGTAACTTATGTCTACTTAGCATTTGCAAAAAATCCCTTCCAATTCGCAACAGCAAGATAGGAGAAAAACAATGTGGGCTAAACTAAACTCGGATAAAGATACAATAGAAGAAATAATATCTAATCCAAAAGAAATGATAATAGATGATGTTCGACACCCTAGAGCATTATTTAGTGCATGGACAGATGCCGAACGAAAAGCTATTGGTATAGTACCAGTAACGACAAGTGGCACATCTCTTGATAGTAAATATTATATAGAAAAAGATGAAGCATTTGTTATAGCAGGTGATAAGAATAGTGTTGTAAGAACTATAGGAGAAAAAGCAGCCGATAGAAAACTAGAAGATGAAGATGCTAAAGATGAAGATGGTAATCAACTTTTAAATGATGATGGTTCTAAAACTATTAACTACGGATTAAAAACTGTAGCTAAAAACAAAGCAACTACACAAGCTAATGAGTTATTAAAAGGATTTGATTGGTTAATACAACGTAAAGTTACTGCTGATACTGCAATTCCTTCAGATGTGGTTACATATATGGCAGCCATAAGAACAGATCATAAGGCAATATGTGATGCTATTGATGGTGCTAGTGATATGAATGCATTTATTGCATTGCATACTGATACATATAAAGAAGTAGATGGTCAACAAGTAGTAGATGTTGTGGCGAGAGTAAATCGTTGGACAGACGATAAAGACGTAAAGCAACATAGGAGATAATATGGCAAGAATGTCAGCAGAAAGAGTACAAGCAAAACTTGATACACATGAAGCTGTATGTGCTGAAAGATGGAAAGAAACTATACTACGTATAAAACGCCTAGAAGCCATCTTTATTGCATTTAGTGGTGCAACTATGCTAATGTTAGTAACAATAATTATAAAGCAACTGTAGGGAGAATATAATGAATTACGGATATGGTAGTAAAAGCATGAAAAAATCTACAAATAAAGGCAAAAAAATGTCTTATGGAAATATGAAAAAATCTACTGCTATGACAAGTAAAGCAGGAAATAAAGTAACAGGTTACGTTATGAATAGAACTGACCACGATCAGAAAGCATAATAATGGCGACTAATAGCGAAGCAAGACAAATAGCAATAAGAGCTGTTACTTCAACAACAGCTTTGCATAATGAAGATTGGATAGCGTTATTTAATGAAAGGTCTATTGGTGCTGGTACATTTAATGAAAGATTATTAGCGTATATTAATGGTGAGTTAAGTGCATCATATACAGATGTTAATTTAGCAATACAAGCATTTGCTACAGATCAAGGGGATTATAATTTTTCAAGTATGGGAACATTTACACCATGAGTCAGCAATCACTTAGACAAAAAAGTTGTAGAACTGCAACAGAAACAACAGGTACTTATAATGAAGATTGGAATCAAGTTTTTGCAGATTCAGGCTTTACAACTGGTACTTTTTCAGAAAAGATGTTGGCATATACTAATGCACAAGGTAGTGCATGGGATAATGCAGAATGGGACGGAAACAACTGGGGGTCAGGACCATATACTAATGTGAATGAAGCAATGGCACAATTAGGCAGTCAAAATGGTACAGATGATCCCGGAAGTTTATGGTCGCAAATGGGCACATTTAGTGCAGAATAGGAGAGTAACATGGACACAATATTAAACTTAGTAGATGGAGCACCTGCTTGGGTTAGTGCAATTACAGCATTAGTTACAGCAGCAACAGCGATTACAGCTCTAACACCTACAAAAACAGACGATAAAGCAATTTCTTTTATACTACGCATACTTAATTTAGTTGCTGGTAATATTGGAAAAAATAAAAACAAGGACGATAAATAATGGGTTGGCTTTCTGCATTAGGTCCTCTCGCAAAACTTGCTTCTAAAGTTTTTGGATTTATGCTAATGCGGAAAGCAGTCCAAGCTGATGTAATGAAAGAACAATTAGACGATATAAGGGTAGCTGATGAAGTTAAAAAGAAAATTAATGCTACTACTGCTAGTGCTAAGCGTAGCAAGTTGCGGAAGTATAGGAAGCGGAAATAAAGGCTATTGTATAATATCCAGTCCGATTAATCCTACTGATGCAGATATAGATGTTATATCTGACGAACTTGTTGACGACTTATTAATTCATAATGAAATCTATGAAAGATTGTGTGAATAATGTACGAATATCGTTGCATATTACGAAGGGTTATTGATGGTGATACAATAGATGTTGATATCGATTTGGGATTTAAAGTGTTCTTGCAGAAGGAACGAGTGCGATTATATGGAATTAACACGCCTGAAAGCAGAACAAGAAACTTGGCTGAAAAAAAGTTGGGTTTGGCTTCGAAGGATCGGCTTAAAGAGTTGTTGCCAAAGACCTTTATTGTAAAAACAGAAAAAGATGGCAAAGGTAAGTTTGGCAGAATATTAGGAATACCTTTAGTTGAAGGTGTTAATATATGTGAGCAATTAATAGAAGAAGGTCATGCTAGAAGTTATTTTGGTTATGGACCTAAAGAACCATGGGTATAAGGAGAAACTATGTTTGAATGGCTTAATGGTTGGTTTACACCAACACCTAAAGAAGTAAATTTAAATAAACTTACAAAGTTAGAATTAGAAGCTGAAGGTAGGAAGTTAGGCATTGAACTCGATAGACGATTAAAAAAAGATAAACTTATTAAACAAGTACAAAAAGTAATAAATAAAGGAAAATAGCATGGATCAAAATTTTAAAAGTGTTAAATCATTAGGTGCAGTATCTAGACCTTATGCAATTACACCTAGAGCTAATGAACAACAAATGTTAGCACAAGCACTTAGAGGTAGAAGTATTATGCCACAACAACAATTAACCGAACAAGAAAGAATGATGGTTATAGAATTAGTGCGACAAGGTATGAACGAACAACAAGCTATGCAACAAGTAATGAGTATGAGAAACAATTAAAAATGGATAAAAAAAAATTAGTAGATTTATTATCTAACCATGAAGGCGTAATTTTAAAAGTATATGATGATGCTACTGGTCAAGAATTACAAGCTGGCGATATCCTTATAGGACACCCAACAATAGGTGTAGGCAGGAACGTAGCAAAAGATGGTTTAGGTATATCACAAGAAGAAGCAGAATTTATGCTTATGAATGATATAGAAAGAGTAGAGGAAGAAATTAAAAACTTTCCAATAGAACATTTAAACGAAGCACGCAGAGCTATAATAATAGATATGGCATTTAATATGGGTATAACTCGTTTTAATCCTACTATGTGGACAAAAATGTTTACAGCGTTAGCTAATGAAGATTATGGAACAGCTAGTAAAGAAATGTTAGATAGTAATTGGGCAAGACAAACAAAAAGAAGAAGTGCTCGTCTATCAGATATGATGTTATTAGGAGATTGGATTGAAGAATGACAGGAAAATTATGGGCAATATTATTTGTAGTTTTTTTCTTGTCATGGTTGTCTTGGTGTAGTATAGCAAAAGCACAAACGAATACTGTATCAAGTACAAGTTCAACAGTAAGTGGCACAACTACAGTAGATAGAACTCCCTCTACAGCGTCTGCCCCAAGCGTTGTCATCAATAATCAAGATGTCTGTAGTTTTGCTGCTAGTGCTGCATTACAAACCCAAATACTAGGTTTAGCAGGTGGTGGTGCTATTAGAGATTTAAATTGTGAAAGGCTTAAATTATCTAGGGCATTATTTGCTATGGGTATGAAAGTTGGTGCAGTTGCTATGTTATGCCAAGATGAACGTATATTTCAAGCTATGGAAATGGCAGGAACTCCTTGTCCGTATTACGGAAAGATTGGCTTAGAAGCTGCAAAAGGTTGGGCAGAAAACCCAGAGAAAAGACCTGATTATGATAAGTGGGTTAAAGAAAATGTTAAAGAAGAGGAGATAGTAACTGATGAAAGTGCTTTGGGTATTTTTAGTGTACTTCTTATATTGCTTTTCCTCTAATGCTCAAATGCAAGACGAAGGCACAACTTCTACTTCTACTTCTGAAACAGAAATACAAGGTGATTTAGAAGTTACTACTACAACAACTACAACAACAACTATAGAAAATAAAACTACTGGTAATATATTAAGTAGTGGAGATACAGGTATCGTATCGTCTAGATACGAGGGTGATATGGACTTAGATTGGGGTGGGATTGGGTCTGCTAGCATGGTTACATGCCCTATACAATTAGGTGGTAGTGGTACATGTGCTAAAGGTACATCTAATACACTAACTACATTTCAACAAAATATAGATATATCACAGTTTCATATAAATGATGGTGGTTCTTTACGTTGGGATATGGAAGCATGGCACTCTACACCTGAAACAACAACTTATTTTGAAGTTAAAGGTTATAATGAAAATCAATTACTGTGGACTATGAGAGAAAATAGTTGGAATAATTCTAGTTGTGCAAGCAATGGTTGTAGTATTGGCATTAATTATGGCAATAATTATGATTTTTCTGGAGCGTTAGATAAAATATTTGTAGCAGTAGGTGGTGCTAAAAATTATTATTTTGATAATGCTGGAATTATTTTAAATTATAATTATATAACTACACAAATTACAGAAGAAATATTCTATCAAATTATACAAACAGAAATAGATACAACAGCAACCAATATTATAAATACACCTATAGTTACTACAAATACAATAGACCCAGAACCTATAGCACCAGAAATACCTGAGATTGCTGTTATGACTGTAGATTTGCCTAGTGTAGATTTAACTACTACTGTTGCACCTATAGAAATACAAGCAATAGATGATGCTGGATTTACACCTACATTAAATGTTGGCGAACCTGTAGCAACAGTTGAAACTATTACAGAAGAAATACAAGAGGTTATGATAGTAGAAGTAGCACAACCAGAACCAGAACCAACCCAGGTAGAATCACAGCCAGAACCAGAAATAGCAGTTAATACACCTGAAGAACCAGTAAATGATGATATAGAATCGCCCATAAATGCTCCTACAGAGCCAGTAGAGGAAGTTGAGGATAGTAAGCCTACCCCTGAAACAGCGTCTAATGAAGAACCTATAGAAGAAGTTAAAGAAGAACCAAAGGAAGTAGTAGAGGAACAACCAGAGCCAGAACCTCAAGAAAAAGAAGTAGCTGAGAATGAGCCTAAAGAAGAACCAGAAGAAGTAAAAGAGGAAGTAAAAGAAGAACCTAAACAAGAGGAAGAAGTAAAAGAAGCTAAAACAGAAGATAAACCCACTAAAAAACAAGAAGCTAAACAAGAAAAAGCTAAAGAGATTATGCAAAGTTTTGATAGTCAATATGATGCCGTAGCACAATTAACAACATTAGCATTGGTTAATGCTTTAGGTGCAGACATTACAACATACCAACAAGTGCCAACACAAGTGCAACCAACGTGGTATGAATCAAAAGAAATATATGCAAATACTATATTACAAGACCCATTAGGTGCATACTATGGCGTCAGAGATAGTTTAGTGTTTGAGCAAATGATTGGAGCACAATATGAGTAACGAATTAGAATTTGCTGGTATTAAATTTAGAGGTGGCAAATTAGTAGGTATATTAATAGCATTATCAACATTAGTTGGTGGTGCTTATGGTGCATTTGAAGTGTATAAAGATTATATGGACATGAAAGAAGTTATAAAATCTTATGAACCACCAGATTTATCTGGTTATGAAAGTCGTTTAAATGTATTTGAAGAAAAGATAACTAATTTAGAAACAGTATTAAATGATAAAATATCTGGCATGGATAATACATTAGAAATTAAAATTGCCAATATGGAACAAATTTTACAGTCTGAAATATCTACAGCTATGGAATTAGTAACAGCAGCACAAGGTGATGCTAGAGATATACGAAATGAACTTCGTAAAGATATAAATGAAGTTATGGATAATATAAGTGCAGTTGATAAAAGGTCAAGAACTACTGAACAAGAAATAAGGGGTAGTCAACGTACAGCAGAAAATGATGTCAGAACTTTAATACAACATGCAGAAGATAGGTTTGATGGCAAAAGAACGGCTATAGAATCTGATGCTAATAGACGTAATGAAGCCATAGATGTTAAGTTAAAAGAGTTAGAAGAACGTCTAATTAAAGTATTAGAAAGAGCATTAAACAATCCTTTAGCTGGTCAATAATTGTTTCACATGAAACATTGCTTTATTTTAACATTGTGTTTAAGATGGTAGTAACTTAATAATTGTTTTAATTAAAGCGTATTAGTTACAGCTAGTACGCTTTTTTAATGTTCCTAAATGCCATTTTTGGTCATAAGCATAGTTAGTTAATCTTAGTTCTAACCAAAATTGATTATCACTATGTGGTTTATCATTAGGAAACAATATATTACTGCACCAATGAGATACTGAATGAGTTAAATCTTTTAACCCATGATAATCATTAGTACATTTAGGGTTAATTACCCAAGCACGTTTTGAATAATTATACCAAGTTTGCCTATTTCCACTTGTTAAAACTATTTTCTTTTTCCAACTTTTTTTCATTGCTTTTAAATATAATTTTTTAAAAGCATTAATAAGTTCTTGGTTAGATAAATAAATAGTTCCTTCTTTTTCTGCTTTAACCCAAATTGAGTTAATACGATCGTATTCGTTTGTTGCTACCATAGCAATCTCCGTTTCTCCTATGCAACTGGCATAGGGCAGAGTTACTACCAACTCAAACACAATATTTATTTACAATGTCAAACAGCATACTTATCGCTTTGTTTAGACCATTATAACATATTGGGTTTTGAGAAATGGCAGATTTTAGCCATTTTTAACTATTTTTGGTAAATAAATGGCGGTTTTTTGCGGTTTAAAAAAAAATTATTTTTTTCTTGACACCAGAAATCTGCGATTTATCCGTATATATCTTTGCGATTTGACTGATAGACTTGTTGCTTATCAACACTTTCAAAGCAACCATTCTGCATATTTAGGCGTACTTCTAAAGTTCTAGGATAACCTAATTCTTCGTATCGTGTTTTCCAAACTACCAACTTAGCTTCAGTAAGTCTATTCCCATCTTCATCTTCAAACTTAGGTCGCCATAAACTAAAGATATGATCTGGTTTATTATACCAATGTGCCGAACCTGCTATAGAGTACGCTGTAGGTGCATTATTACCCACCTTATATTCACTTGGCTTAGAAGGGTGAGCTAGTATCATTATGTGCACATCTAATACTTTAGCTAATGTTGCTAAGTCATCTAAACATTTACCAATCCAATTTGTTTCTGTATTTCTATTTAAATCAGGCATTTCTAATTTATTCCAAGGGTCAAACATAAACGCTTCAATACCAAATCGTGCTTTCATATCTCGTATCTTATCACATACCCATTCAAATTCAGGTGCATTATTAGGGTGATTTAAGAAATGAAAATTATTACCTATCCATGTATCAGCTTCATTTAATTCTCCTTCTGTCATATCTCTTTCTTGTTTGCCATGATAAAAAGTGCGTAAGTTTCTTCTTACATAAGGTTTAACTCTTGTTTCTCCCGAAAATAGTCCTACTTGTATTTTATATTCTTTTACTATATTCGCCCATAATTGTTGTGCAAAAGTGGTTTTACCATGTCCTGGATAGCCAGTAAACACCGATAACATACCTGCACCTAGCATAACTTTATTATCCCAACCATCAAATTGTGGATTCCATATTTTAGGTGGTGAAGGTTCTGGTATATCATTTAAAGTATAAACACCTTCTATAGGGTAATCTTGTAGTCCTTCATTAATAAACCATTGTAATTGGTCTTTGCCTACTTTTAACATATATTCATTTATGTCTTTAACGTCTGGTGGAAACTCTGCAAATTTACATTTAGCATGTCCTAATATAGAAGATAAATCTGCTCTTAGATTCCTACCTGGATCGTCATTATCGGTCAATAATACAAAACAATGTGCCTTATCTAACCCTTGTTCTAATGATTCTAATATATATTCATAGCGTTTTGCCGATTCAGCATTATCAGTTTCTGTAGCAGGAGCACCACTCGGAACACTTAATACACTATCTATAGGGTAACCACTTTCTAGCATGGCTGCTAAATCAAACTCTCCTTCTACAATATAAACAGTAGATAAGTTATTAGAATTAATAACATTTTCAATATTATAAAATTGTTGTTTGCCACCTTTTAATTGTTTAAAGGTCTTTTCTGCAATGGCTCTAGCTTTATAATTAACTTTCTCACCTTTTGTGTTAAAGTAATTAAAAACAATAGATTCTAATTGTCTATCACCATATTGTCCCATACCTGCTTCGCACTTCAGGTTTTTTAGTGTTTGTTCTGTTATCCCCCTCTTTTCTGCGAATTGTATTACGTTGTTTGTTAGTTTCTTCATAGAATTCCACTCCTTTTATGTTGCAATGATGACAAAAATATACAACAGAATCAGATTGTGTCGTAACTGATAATGGTGTATCTCGTTTATTCTTCGTTCTTTCGTGTTGACAATTAGGGCAAGAATACTTGCCACTTCTTTTTAATCCTAATACAAATTTTCTATCAAGACTCATGTTGTCCTCTTTGGATATGGTTGAATTAAATGTTTAATAAAATTTAAATAATACTTTTTTTCTTTCTTATTACCTCTAAAATAAAAATATCTGCCCTTACTATTTTGTTTTACTTTTTTTATATTAGGATAATGTTTTTTTAAAACTTCTAATTTTGTAGTCTTAAATTTTTGACGCAAAGCTCTTGAACCATATAATTTATTATTAATTATCCAAGCATCTCTATCTCCTTTTTTACTTTTTACATTAGGATTTGCATCTCTCATGCTGCCTACATAATAAAAATTACACGCTTGGTATATGGTTCCTATTTCTCCTGCTAAATCGTCAACAGTAGCAGTAATTATTTTATATTTTTCTGGTAATAAATTAATACTTTTAGCTATTAACTTACTAGCAGAATGTTCATGAGCCCAATGAACACAAGCACCTCTACTTAATAATAAAATTTTACCTGTATAATTATACTTATCCCACCTACCTAAATTTTCTATATATTCTGGCGAAAAAGTAACTACTCCACCACAAACATTATCAAAAAATATTCCAAATTGATATTTAGTTATTGCAGGTAAACATTTTAACCATTCATATTCTTCTATTATTTTTTTTGCAGTTATTAAACTAATTTGCTTAACCTCTGCTTTTTTTATATCAATATTAATAGTTTCCCAATATTTACCAAACAAATCATGAGATTCTTCTTTACTAATTTTTTCTCTAATTAGTCTTTGATGTGCTTTCACATTAATCCCCTAGTAACTTATATTCAGCAACCTTTACTTTTTTACCAAATTTATTCTTAACCATTTTATAAGTTGTTTCAATGTGAATATCATCACGTCTTAAATCAAATATTCTTGCCGATAATCGCATACAACCAAAGTTTTCATAGGCTTGTTTAGGGTCAATCTTACCATGTTCTTTTAAATGTTCTAAAATCATATCATTTTGTTTCTGTATCATTGTCTTTACTCCCCTTTTTAAATAAATTAACAAAAAATTCTGCGTCAACTACAACCAAAGGTTTTTGATTGTTTCTTTTCATAAACAAAATTGGCTCATATTCTCCACAATTTGCTTCGGCTTGTTTATAAGACTTCCAAACATTAAGAGTTTGTTGGTTCTTACATTCAATAGAAAATGGAAATTGTACTCTGGCAGTTTTAGCCATCATAATATCCTCTCCACCTGCTCCCATAGACCTAGATTCAATATCTTCTGCATCTATGCCTAATGTATTAATAAGAATATCTCTTACCCATTGTTGAAACTTACGACCTTTTTGTTTTGCAGATGCTGCTTTCATAACTTATCCCCATAACGCATCTTGCAATACCAACAATAAATTCTGGTCATGTAAGACATATCAATAGTTTGACAATGCTTACAAGTTACTTTCTTTAATTTACTCATAATATGGACTCCCTTCCCATAGTTCTTGACATTTTTCTTTACCAAGATTTTCGTTATCTGCTTTTAATTTAAAAAAATTTAATTCATTACCATTTCTATGTAGTTCTGTATGACAATCAAAACATAATGGCACTACATCTTTATCACTTGCTCTTAAACCCATACCCCTAGCAGAATACACAGGTTTTAATAAATGATGTACTTGAACAGGTCGTCTAGTACACCATGTATATGGAAACATAATACAATCAAAAGTAGTTATATGTTCTAAATGTTTTTTACTTACAAATCTTTTAGATTTAGATTTATATTTTTTACCTGTTTTAAAATGGGATTTTATCATCAGGCATTTCACTTATAGCAGTATTATCTAAATCTTCTGTCTGTTGCAGATGTTTAAATGCTCCTACTGAACCTCTACTATAATTTAATAATATAAATTTAAGTTTTTGGTCAGCAGTAAGTGTTGCATCTCGGTTTACACATGCTTGTAGTATAATAGCCCAATCTCTGCCTTGTAACTCTGCTACATCATGTCCACCTGCTGTACCTTCCGTAGTAGGTTGATAGCTATTCTGTGTTGCTTGTAGTGGTGTTGGAGCAGCAGTTGGTGTAGGTTGTGGACTTGGTGCTATATTATCGTCATTAACCACTTTAAATCTGTTAATATAGAGATTATTAAACTGATCTGCCCATGTTTCTATATCAACCACCATGCCAACATCTAAGTCGCTAGGTCTTTTATCTGGATTACATAGTAATTTTTTTCCGTCTGTTGTTACTATTTTATAATTTTTAGTACCCTTCCACCCTTTTTCTTCATTTGGTGGCTGTGGTGCTATTATTTCTTTAATTGTAATCTGCATATTTAACTCCTTATTTGGTGTAGAGAGGAAAGGAGTGAGCTAACCCCTCTACATAAAAATAAAACCTCACTCGTTTATTGTTTCCATTCATCTGCATAATCATGGAAATAATTATTTAAATTAATAATCTGTAAGAAAATGCTTTTATCTCTTGTATAGTTTTTAGTGTCATAAGTTCGTGTCATTATATCAGCATTATCTCTATCAATCATTACTATCATTCTAGGAAATGGATTTCCCCCTTTATCTTCTAGTAGGCACTCCATATATGCCAATAATTGTAATGGAAACTTACTAGACATGTCAGGTAATCGTTTAAAATTAGCTATAGAGCCAGTTTTCCAATCTAATAACACTCGCCCTCTGCCGTCATTTAAAATACATTCTAGGTCATATTTACCACTGTAATTATGTTCTTTATTATAAACCAATACTTCACTCGATAAGACTTTTTCTACATTAGCATCAAACCAATCAATTCCTGCTTTCTGCATTTTAGCTATATTTTCATCTGTATCATATGTTGGTTGTATGCCCTTCGCATAATTTTCTAATGTTGCATGTACAGCTGTCCCCCTAGAACTAGCCTGTTTCCAGACATCAGCCGATTTTTTACTTATATCTTTAATAAAAGATTCAGCATCTTTTTTATATTGCCATGAATACTGTTTATTAAGTTCTATTTCTTCCATAAAAGTAGTTCTAAATGCTTTCCGAGATGCCATAGCACCAATATTAAAACTACCAAGTATGCTAAAATGCGAAGTAACAGATCGCACATCTATAATTTCTCCGTCATTTTTAATAAATTGATACTTATGACTAGGTTCATCAAAAGTTAATGTTCCGTCAGCAAATACTCTTTTTTCTAATTCCATTATATTTCCTTAATGTAATGTAATATTATATTGTGATTTTCTTAATAATTCTAATAACTTGTGATTCCATATCGCTTTAAAATCTGGACATTTTGCGTCATTTCTCGCATTTATTAAATTATAAATACGTCTATTTAATTGTGAATTTACTTCTATAATCATTCTACTTTCTCCTTATCTAAACAAGTATTACACATAACAGAATTGTCTGGTAATCCCCACATTTCACCTTGAAAAAATGAACACTCATCTTCATAATGTTCTATATGATTACAGTAATCACATTCCATAGTTATATCTTTATTCATTTTTCTAATCCTTTATCTTGATCAATTAATATTTTATCTATTAATGAATTACAGTCTTTTAAGACTTTTAGTAAATCTGCACTCCAGGTCTTATCATTTTGTAGCTTGTATAATAATACAGCATTTAATGAATTAATTTTTGCAGAAATCAAGAGAGAATCCAATTCCTCTAATCCATTTGCCATTATACATTCTCCCATTTTTTAATTTGATTTAATAAAGATTCTGATAATTCTTTTCTACCAACTAAAATACCATCTTCTATACTTTCCATAGTATCTTCATTTAATTCCGTAGTATCTATTTCTTCTTGTAAATACTCTTTAATTTTATTTATATTAATAACCATTATAACCCCCCTTTAATTGTTAAAATATGTTTCCCAAAATTCTTCCTTAGG